TTCCGCGAGCGCATCCTGCTGCTCGCGATGTCGGCTGGCGACCGCGCGAAGGGGCGAGGATGAAGACCTACGCTCTTGCCCTCATCGGGTGCTCGGCAACGAAGCTCGACCGCGCGGCGCTCGCGCGCGAGCTCTACACCGGGCCGCTCTTCCGACTGGCCCTGGCGTACGCAGAGCTCGTCGCCGAGCGCGTCCTCATCCTCAGCGCCGGCTACGACGTGCTCTCACCGAGCCAGCTGGTCGACACCTACGACGCGAAGCTCACCGCGTTGAACTCGAAGGCGTGGGGCACGCGCGTCTCGCGGCGTCTCGTCGAGGAAGGGCTGCCGGAGAACGTCCTCTTCCTCGCCGGCGAGACCTACTTCGCGCCGCTCGACGTGCCGGGCAAGGAGACCTGGCACCGCCCGCTGAGCGGCCTGGGCATCGGCGAGCAGAAACGCCACCTGAAGGCGCTCATCGCGCTCGATGCCGCCAGCCTCGCCGAGCTGGTGCTGTCGGTCGACACGCAGCTCTCGACCCTGGCGCCCGGCGAGCGCGTCAGCGAGGTGGCCGTCGAGGCGGAGGTCTGGGAGCACATGGTGCGCGTCGCGCGAAGGGAGCTGCGACGATGAGCGTCCTCTCCGGTGGACCCTTCGAGGGGCGTGAGGTCGCGGGCATGGCGACCGCGGACCTCGAGGCGGCGAAGGTGTGGGCCATCCGCGCGCTGAAGCAGGCGCAGCGCGAGGAGAACGCGGGGCTCGCCGCGCAGCACTCGAACGACCTCGTGCAGCTCGACGCGGAGCGCGTGCGTCGCTGGGAGCACGTCACTTCCGAGCAGCCGTTGGCGGGGACGCCGCGGCAGCTTGGCACTCGGGCGGGGTTCCCCCCCACCGCCGCGCCGAGTGCCTCTCTCCGCAGCGTCGAGCCGATGATGGCGCTGACCGTCTGGCAGCCGTGGGCGTGGGCCATCGCCGAGGGCTTCAAGCTGGTGGAGAACCGCGACTGGAAGCCGGCACCGAAGCTCCTCAGCCCGGGCCAGCGCCTGGCGATTCACGCCGCGGTGCGTGCGGTCGACCGTGAGGCGCTGATGTCGGTGCGCGAGGCCCTCTTCCGCTCGCGCGGGCGGGCTGACGGGGCGCTGCCCTGGGAGGTGCCGCCCGCCGACTCGAAGGCCTACGTGCTCGGCGGCATCGTCGCCGTGGCGACGTACCGCGGCCACGTGACGCTTCGCAGGGAACTGCCCCTCGCGCAGCAGCCCTGGTTCGTCGGCGACTTCGGCTGGCTGCTCGAGGGCGTGGTGAAGCTGCGCCAGCCGGTGCCTGCGCGCGGTCAGCAAGGGCTGTGGGCGCTGCCCGGCGAGGTGCTCTTCGCGGTCGACGCGCAGTTGAGGGGAGGCGGCCGGTGAGCGCGAACGCCCCTCAGCCCCCGCCGGCGCTGAACTCGTCGAGTCGCGCGGTGTGGCCCACCATCTACGAGAACGCGAACCTCGTGCTGCCGGCGTGGGCCGTGGCCGACATGCGGCTGCGCGACGAGCTCGGCCGCATGAAGTACGGCGTCGCGCTGCAGACGCACAACGGGCGAGACGCGGTGGTCGACGCGTACCAGGAGGCGCTCGACCTGCTCGTCTACACCCAGCAGGCGCGCCTCGAGCTGCAGGTCGCAACGCTGAAGCCGGGCCCGGGCGCCGACTGGAACCGCCGGCTCGCGCTGGACAGCGCATTCCACTTCGCGCTCGGCGCGGCTCTCCGTCTCGGCGAGCTCGTGCACCGCGCGCCCACCCCGAGGGACCGATGACGACACTGGCTGAAGCAGTCGAAGGCACGCTCCGTGACCTCGAGGCGCTGCGCGCGGAGCGCGACCGGCTGGCGGCAGAGCTCGCGCAACTTCGCGCGAGCGTCGACGGGCTCCGCTGGAATTGGACGCCGCATCACCTCGCCGAGCGATTCCGCGAGGACAGCATCGCGGCGGCGGAGGCGGCGCAGGAGGTCATCGCGTCTCAGGCACAGGAAATCGCCCGTCTCGGCGTCGAGGTGCAGGCGGCCGAGGACATGCTGCTGGTGGAGCGGCGGGAACGAGACGCGTTGATCGCCGGGGCCATCAAAGAGCGAGACGCAGCGCTGAGGTGTCTCACGGAGCTCGGCGCCAAGCTCGCCGAGGCCGACCGCGCATCCGCCGAGAGTCGCGCCGAGAATGCGGCGCGTCTCGCGCAGGTCGAACCGAAGGAAGTCGGCACGCATGCGGCGTGCCTTGCTCACGATGCGGCCCGTGACGCGTACGTGGCGGTCATCGAGGCGGCGCCGCTGCCCGACAAGTTCGAGCTCCCCGCGGAACTCTGGACAGAATGGCGCAGTCGCCTCGGCGCTTACGACCGGACGCTCCCGACGGGCACGCGCATCGGCAAGCGCTGGTGCATGACCGACCGCAACGGCGTGTCGTGGCTGCGCGAGTACGTCGAGGTGCCGGGGCATGCCAACCGCGTCGGCATCTACTCGCGAGAGGTGGTGCTCACCGATGTGTGACCTCAGCGGCGAGAGCACCTCGAGTTACTGGCGCACCGAAGAGCGACCCGCGCGGAAGCCTCGACGCTGCGACTGTTGCGGCGCGCTCATCGCGAAGGGGGAGCGCTACTTCAACACCTTCGCGCTTTCAGACGGCTCGGTGTGTAACGAGAACGCGTGCGCGGCGTGCAACGCGGCCATCGAAGAGTTCGGCCAGGCGCACCGCTTCTTCCCCTTCCCGGGCTCGCTCGTGCCGTACCTCGAGGAGTGCATCTTGGGCGACGAGGCCGGCGAGCGCTGGCGCCCGATGCTCGACGCAATCGAATCGCGACGAAAGGCGGCGGCATGACGGGAGGCCCCATCGACCGAGCGCAGCTGACCGCGTTCGGCAAGCACCTCGCGGCGACCGTGCGCGACAACGCGAGCCCGCGAACGACCGACGACATGCTCGACGCGATGGTCGACGAAGCGATCGACGACTTCGAACGGATGCAGTCGGACAGCGAGTCGATGTTCCTCGCCGAGGCCGCGAAGAGCTGTCGCAACTGCCCGGTCTGCCGCGGCGGTGATGTGCCGTGCGGCGGCTGTCAGGCCGGCGGTGTGTGCGACGCCTTCGAGTGCGTCTGCGACCGCGAGGAACTCGACGAGAGCGAGGACGATGATGGGTGAGAACAGCGGCATTCAGTGGACGCACCACACATTCAACCCGTGGGAGGGTTGCCAGCGCGTCAGCCCGGGTTGCGTGCACTGCTACGCGGAGACGCGGAACAGGCGCTTCGCCGGCGACGACGCGACCAAGGTGCTGTGGGGACCGAGCGCCCCGCGCCGCCGCACGTCGGTCGCGAACTGGCGCAAGCCCCTCGCATGGGACAGGGCGGCGAAGAAGGCGGGCGTGCGGCACCGCGTGTTCTGCGCGAGCCTCGCCGACGTGTTCGAGGTGCGCGGCAAGGACCAGCCGGCGCCGCTCGACGACTGGCGCCTCGAGCTGCTCGACCTCATCCGCCAGACGCCCTCGCTCGACTGGCTCCTGCTGACGAAGCGACCCGAGTCCATCCGCGCCGGGCTACTGCGCGCACACGGCGCCTTCGAGCACGTCCCTGACGTCAGCATGGCGACGGTCGACATGGTCGAGGCGTGGCTCGACGTCACGCCGCCGCCGAACGTGTGGCTCGGCACCACCGTCGAAGACCAGCAGCGCGCGGACGAGCGCATCCCGGCGCTACTCCAGGTGCCCGCGGTGGTGCGCTTCCTGAGCTGCGAGCCGTTGCTCGAGCGCGTCACGCTGACCCCGTGGCTACTCTCCGAGCATGGCCGTCGTTACATCGGAGCTGCCCCCGGCATCTCGTGGGTCATCATCGGCGGCGAGAGCGGGCGTGGCGCAAGGCCGTTCGCTCTCGAGTGGGCGCGCGCCCTCGTGAGGCAGTGCCGCGCTGCTGGCGTCGCGCCCTTCGTGAAGCAACTCGGCAAACGTCCCCGTGATCGGCGCTCCGTCGATGGCGAGTGGTTCTCCAGCGAGCTCGCCCTGCTGGACGCCGCCGGCGGCGACATGGCCGAGTGGCCCGAGGACCTGCGCATCAGGGAGTTCCCCGAGGCCCGCCGATGACGCAGCGCACTCTCCCGCTCGGCGTAGTCGGAGCCGTTCCTTCCGCGCCTTTGGTGCCTCGGCCCGAGGCGCCGAAGCGCGCGAACGTCGACTTCTTCAACCTCTTCGCGATCAAGGTCCGCGGTGCGCCGGCGGGCTGGCAGTGGGAGCGCATCGCGACAATCGGCGACCTCGGGGAGAAGGACCGCGCGCGCCAGTACTCCGAGATGGAGGGCTACGTGCACGACGGCACGACCTTCAAGCGCGGGAAGCGAGCCGGCAAGCGCAAGCCTGGGTGCGCCGTCGAAGGCACGCGACGGAAGATCATCTTCACGATGGCCGACCTCGATGCCTTCATGAGGGCGTGGGAACTCGAGACCGGCCAGTGCCACCGCTGCTTCGGCACCGGTGAAGAGTTGGCGGGCTCGAGCACGACCGACGGCGATCGCTACCGCGCGTGCAGCCGCTGCTTCGCCACCGGCAAGGCCCACCCGTGAAGCGACTCACCGACGCCGAGCTCGCCGTCGTTGCCGACCGACTCCGAGAGACGGGCCTCGACGAGGCGGCCATCAGGCGCATGCTCTTCGCGGCGAGCCCCGAGAGTCCGCGAGGCGAAATCTGCGCAACGTGCGGTCGCGACCTCGCGTCACGTCCTGTTCTCACGACGGTCAACGCGCGGCGCGCCGACGGCTCGCTCGTCAACAAGCGCGTGCACATGAAACCAGTGCAGGTGGTCGCGACCTTCCGCGACGAAGGGAGCCACGGACGGACGCCCGAGCTGAGCAAGCGCCTGCGTGGCGGGCTCTGGCGATTCTGCGCGAAGTGCGCGCTCGCGATGCTCTCACCGACTGAGACGCCTCCGCGCTCTACTCCGCCGGCGGAGACGGAGTCCGCGCGCGAGTGCGTCACCTGCGGCTACGCGCCGTGCATGTGCGACCAGCAGTGAGCGGCACACCTCCTGCTCCTGCGTCACCAGATGGACCGACTGGCGGTGGCGGCGTGGCGATTCCGGGCGGCGCTCGAGCTGCTCCGGGCGATGAGGGCGAACGACGGGAGCCTGCGGGCAGCGGAGCGACTCCGAGCAGCGAGAGCTGAGGCGGTGAGGGCGGAGCGGGTGGTGTTGACCTCAAGCGCCCTCTTGGGCGAAGGTCACCGGGTCGCAGTCGCACGAAGCAGCAGGCCGACGTAGCCGCGCTCGTTGTAGTCGTCTCCCACCTCTTACCTCGGAGTTCCCGTGTTCAATCTGCTCGATGTTGTGTGTCCTCGTCTCGACCGTCGAACCCATATGCTCGTCACCGCCACGGACGGGCCGGCCGTCCGGTGCGTGTGGTGGGTCGATGGCGTCAAGTGGCGAGGAACGATGCACCAGGACGACCTCGATCTGGTCGCCCGGCGCTGATCGGTGGCTCGCGCCCCAACTCCGGCGATCCACCCGGGCGTGAGGCTGCGGTCGAAGCTCCCGCCGAGCGTCGCCTCCACCGCAACCACTTGATGTCGCTGGTATATTAATGGGCTGCTGAAATTGAGCCGAATGGCTTGACGTCTTGATTAATCGTAGCTACGTTAATCTCGTCGACGGCGCGGTGAGGTCGTCGCAAGCCCGAGAGGGCAGGAGACGCAGATGAGCAAGGCGACCAGCATCACGATGACGGCGGAGCAGACGGCGCAGTACGACATGGGCGGCGAGGCGGCCCGGCAGCTGATGGAGCGGCTGCGCATCGAGGCGTCCAAGGTGGCGCGGACGGCCGGCGCGACGCACGTCGAGATCTACACCGCCGACGGCATCACGGCGGACGCGATCGATCTCGATGCGTGACGCCTCTCGCCCGACTCCGGTCGGGCGCAGAGCAGGGGCGATGCTCGCCGCTCCTGCCTGACTCCGCAGCGAGCCGCCCGCGAGGGCATGGAGACGCAGATGAGGACCGACAACGTGCAGTGGGGGACGCCGCGCAGCGAGCAGGGTCAGATGGTCGTCTCGGAGTACGGCTGGTGTGGTGGTGAGTACCTGTGTCGCACCACGAGCCGGACCGACGGCCGGGTGACGCTCTACCGCGCGGTCGACTCGTCGGCCGTGCCCGACGACTACGACGCGCGCAGCGCCGACTACGCCCCGGAGGTCAAGTGGGTGCGCGTGACGGAAGAGGGCCGCGCGGTGAACGGCGGTGGCGTCGGCAAGGGGTACGACGCGGAGGCCATCCGCTACCAGGGGCAGATTCTCCTCGCGCTCTGGAGCGTGGCGGACAGCGAGTGGGTCGCGCTGGGCAGCATAGATGATGATGGCGAGGACCTCGAAACCCTCGCGCACCAGCTGGCCGACCACCCCGGCTCGTTCGACGGCACGATTTCGTGGGCGCACCTCGACCACCACGCCGAAGCGTTCGAGGCGGCGGCGGCGCAGTGGGAACGCGCCGAGGCCAAGCCCGAGCTCGCCAGCGAGGTGGCCTGACATGGCGCGCACCAGCCTGACCGAGAGCACCGACCTCCGCGAAGCCGCGATGCAGTACATCCGCCATACGATGGCGCACCCCGGCGTGGAGCTGACGCCGCAGCTCGCGGCTGACGCTCTCTGCTGCGCCGAGATCCAGCGTCTCACGGGCGTGCGCTACCCGAGCGAGATCCGTCCGAGCGCAGCGGACATCTCGTACATCATGGGAGCCGCGACGGCCTCGCTCAAGAAGTACCCGATTCGACCGTCCGGATCCGAGATCTGATGAGCCGCTCACGTCGCTACGACTGGACGGACTCGAGCGAGGCCCGGTGGGCGCTGGCGATCGCGTGGGCGTGGGCGGTCGAGTCCGGGCACGTACCGCCGCTCGGTGACGCTGCGGCGGCAGTCCGCGCCGATGCGCAGCTCGAGCGCGGCGCGAGACGCACACCGGAGAGCGAGGCTCAGGCAGCATGGGCCGTCATCGCAGCGGGCCTCGAGTCGCGCAGCGAATGGCACAAGTTTGCGCGTCACGCGGGCTCTGGGGTGCGCGGGGTCGCACGCGTGCTGCACCTCGACGCTGAGCGGCGCGGGCGACCGGTGCCGCCGACCTGGTGGACCGATGCGGGCGCGCGTCCACTCCCCGATGGGCGCTGGGAGGCTGTGGTCGGGTGGCACGGCACCATCCAGCAGGCGGGCGAGTGGCCCACGCGCGAGGCCGCACTCGACGCGCTCCGGGCGCTCCGCCCCGGCGCCCGAATCACGATCTACGAAACAGCCCACCCATACGGAGGCATGAATCTCAGCCCGGCTCCACGGAGCTGAGCACCGCGCGCGGCTCCGGTGTCGGTACCGCGCAGCGACTGGCGAGGTAACTCGCCCGTCGTCTCGGAGCGCCGAGTGTTCGGCGCCCGGAGATGGCGAAGAAGACTCGAGGCAGGCCGATTGGCAGCGGCAAGGGACTCACCGAGGTGATGCGCGCCAGGTGTACGCCCGAGGAGAAGGCGCACCTCGAGGTCGTCGCGGCTGATGCTGGCCTCGACCTCTCGGAGTACTTGCGGCGCGCGGCGGCCTACTGCGCCGCTCTGCGTGTGCCGCTCGCGCACGTCAGCACCGGCCCGCTGCCGCCCGGTGCCGAGGTCGAGTAGGTCAGAACTCGCCGGCGACGCTCAGGCCAGCGGCGCCCTGCGTGGTGCCCCACGCACCCAGGGAGAACGGGCCGATGATGCGCCGCTCGACGGTCGCGCCGATCACCAGCGGCGTGTCGCCGAGCTTCAGCGCCGGCTCTTTCCACGTGGCGCCGACGAGCAGCCCCACGCGCCAGTCGGGGCGGCTCACCGTCGACGAGGTGCGCGAGTTGGAGCTGCTCGACTCGCTGCTGCTCGAGCTGCTCCCCTCCGTCGACCAGCTCTCCCTCGTCTCGGTGGTGGTGGCGGCCGCGAGCACCACGCCCCCGTCTGGCGCGGCCAGGACGACGGGCGTCGAGGTCGTCCTCGAGCTCGACGTGCCCGTGGCGCGCCACCTCACCACCTGCACCTCGTGCGTCCGGGTGACGACGACGACCTGCTCGGTGACTTCCTCGAGCGCGTGCAGACGGCCGATGCCGACGCCTGCAGCAACGCCGGCGCCGGCGACGACGAACGCGACGACAGCCACGCGCCACGCGGGCACGGGCTGCGTCAGTCGCTCGCGGAAGGGCATCATCGGATCAGTCGACCGGGGTGAAGTCGACGTCGAAGGTCTGGCCGATGACGAACTGATCGAAAGCGGCCGGGTTCGTGATGTGCAGTTCGACCGACGCCGCGGGGGTCGCCTTCGAGAAGGTGAAGTTCGGGTCGTTCGGGTCTTCCGAGTAGACCGCCTGCAGCGTGACCTTCACCTGGTCGACGCCCTTCTTGCCCTGCGAGTAGTTCATCTCGTGGCGTCCGGTGACGCGCGTTCGTGCTTTCACTGCCATGGTGCTTCCTCGTTTCGGGTGCGCGCGCTGCGACCGCTCGCGCGTGTGGACCGCTGAATCAGTGCGTGGAGTTGGGCTCTTCGCGGTGCGTGCCGTGCCCTGACGAGAGCAGTGCCTCGAGCTCGACGGGGAACTCGTACGTCGGAGGCGGGAAGGGCAGGCGCTGCCAGTCGGCGAGCTCGTGGTGCGGCTGGTCGCCGTGCGGGTACGACTTGCCGACCCACACGCCGCCCCACCTGTACCCGAGCGCCTGTGAGAAGCGGCCGAGCTCGGCGAACTCGTCGCGGACGCGCTGAGGCAGCCCCTCCCAGGTGCCCCAGCGCGCCGCGGTGCCGCCGAACGACGTCGGCACGGACGAGAGGAAGCCGGCGGGCCACAGGTCGAGCGCCCCGCCGCGGCCGTGCGGCGTCATCTTCAGCGTGCTGGCGGCCGACATGCCCCCGCCGCTCAGCATCGACTGCACGCCCTGGTCGAGTCGCACGCCGCCGTGCATCGCCACGACGACGTCGAAGGTGCCGCGCTTCGCCCACTCGAGCAGCAGCACCAGCATGCGCGGGTGCACGCCGCGCGCACGCTGCAGCTCGAGCACCCGGGCGCTCACCGGCCCACCGCGGGCAACTCGGGGTGGGTGGGGTGCCGCGGCTGGAGGCCTCCGCGCTCGCGCGCGCGCTTGATGCGCTCGACCACCTCGCGGCGCGTGTCTTCGAGACGGTCGAGCGTCTTCTTCACGACGGACTGCGACTGCTCCGACAGCCGGCGGATGGTGTCTTTCTTCTCGCTCACGCGTCTTTCCTCCGAGCTCTCTCGTTCTCGAGCTGCAGCAGCAGGGCCGCGTTGCGCTCGCCCAGCTCTTCGACCGCGGAGACCGACTCGAGCGCGCTGTTCGAGAGCTTCGCCACCTGCTCCCCCATCGAGATGAGGCGCTCGAAGTTCGCGGTGAGGTCCTCGATGCGCGCGCGCTCGACGGCGCGGAGCTCGCGGAAGAGGTAGAAGACGGCGACCAGCAGCACGACGACCGACGTCGCCAGCGGTGCCGTCGTGAAGCCCTGCTGCAGGCCCGCAGGGTCGAGCGACTGCGCACGCGCCGGGAACGCGACGAAGGCGAGGAACGCCGCCACCAGCAGCGCGGCGGCCCCCAGGAGGGACCGGCGGCGGCGGTCAGCGTGCCACGCCGAGCAGCGCTCCTCGTGATTCCACCGCAGGCCAATGACGCGCTCGCCGCACGTCGGGCAGAGGGCATGCAGCGAGACGCCGGGGCGGAAGTACCGAGGCATGCCCCGTACGCTGCCGCGAGGCATGCACACGCATCACGCCGCGCGGAACGTGATGCCGCTCAGCGAGATGTAGGTGGGCGTGCCGGTGCCGAGACGTACCTGCCCGTCGGGTCGAATCTCGACGTCGCCGTAGGCACTTGTCGCCTGCACCGTGAAGAACTCGTAGTCCGTCGGCCGGTAGCCCGCGGGCAACGTGAAGATCAACAGCCCCGTGCCGCTCGTGCGCTGTACGTTGCCTCGCAGGTGCACGATGCCGAAGGCGTCCTTGAAGTAGGCCGCCGTCGCGGTCACGCCGCCGTAGTCGCTCCACCCAGACCCAAAGCCGACCGTGCTCGCGACGGTGAAGGGGCCTTCGCACTCGATGCGGGCGCGGAAGAAGTCGGCCTCTTGTGCGTAGACGTCGCCGATGCGCCACGCGAACGAGCTGTCGCCCGTGGTCCCGCGGCGCAGGCCGATGGTCATGAAGTTGGCGTTGGTGGCGAGCGCCCCGTAACCAAAGCCGTAGTCGATCGGCTTGTCGTACCAGGTGTTGAGCGAGGGGAAGTCGCCGGACGCCGAGCCGCTCAGGAAGATCGAGTCGGAGCGCACCAGCGTGGTCAGCGCCGAGTCGGCGTAGAGGTTCACGTCGACGATCAAGTCTTTCCCCGACGAGGCGCTCGACCCGGTGCGCATGATCGACAGATAGATGTTCAGTGCCCGCACGCCGCGGCGCACCTCGAACGCTGACGAGACGATGTTGCCACGCTTCGACGCGTGCGCGCGCAGCTCGACGTAGTTGCCCTTGCTCGCGTCGTTTCCGTGGAACACCGAGCCTGACGAGCCCCACACCTCGGTCGCTTCAGCGGGGCGCGTCACCACCGCCCAGTGGTCGAAGGGCGCCGCGGCCAGGTCATCGGAGGCGTGCTCGAAGTTGCCGTTCAGCGGGAGGTGGCTCTGCGTCGAGCGGCTGTCGTAGTGGCCGGTCTTCGCGCGTCCGGCCGTGAAGCTGAACTCCTCCGACGGCTCGCCTCGAACGATGCGGTCGGCGTTCTTCGTGATGCCGACCCGCTTCGCGTAGTACGTCTTCCCCGGCACCAGGTTCGCGACCTCGTGGGCGTTCGTCTCTGACGACGACGCGAGCGTGCTCGAGCTCGGAGTGAAGCCGGGCGTGGCGCTGATGTGCAACTCCTCGGCTTGGCCCCACGCGTTCTTCAGCCTGGTGTCGCTCGATGTGAATCGCTGCCCGCCCACGGTCGCGGTGTTCGTGCCCGCGCTGCCCGATGCATTGAGCAGCGTCTGCTGGTGCGTGTTGCCCTGACGCGAGCTCGCGTCGATGGCGAGCCAGCCGTTGAAGCGCGCGGCCGGCGCGCCGCGCAGCGCGACTGACGTGCGCGCAGATTCGCCGCGGAACGTGTGCTTGAGCGACTGAACGGCGAGGGTCTGCGAAGTGGTGAAGCGCAGGTTGTCGTTCTGCACCGTGATGCGGTCGCCGAGCTCGAGGTACGGGTCTACGGGGAACGAGTTGGAGAGCGCGATTTGCGGGTCCTTCAGGTCGGCGAGGATGGCGTTGGCCATGCGATCCGCTTCGCTCGCGGTGTCGATGTTGCTGGCGTCGTCCTCGACGACCTCCATGAAGCGCCGGCCGTACTTCGCGATGCTCGCCGAGTCGCTCACCTCGCGCGTGATGCGCACCGGGTTCCCGCTCGGGTCGAGGCTTGAGCTGTCGCCGTAGATGACGCGCACGACGTTTCGGATCTCCCAAACCGCGACGCCGAGCTCGGTGCACTCAACCTCGTCGTCGACGAGCACCGTCTTGTGCACGGTGCTCGAGGTGCGGTCAGGTTGCACCAGGTGCAGCTCGTACCGGTTGAGGCTGCTGCTCCACTCGAAGCGCAGCCACCAACCGAGCTGGTCGACCATCGCCTGCAGCGCTTCGGCGACCGACTCGCGCTGCTGCAGGTACGGCTTGACGTTCCACCCGGGCGACACGGGCGTCTGGAGCGTGACCAGGCTGCCGAGCCCATTGTCGTTCAGCACCTGCTGGATGAGCGTTTCGATGGCAACGCCGGTGGTGGGCGAGGTCGCGCCCGCCTCCGTGAAGGTGACGCCTCCCGAGACGACGGTCGAGCCGCCGCCGGTAGGCCACGTCGGCTCGGTGACCAGCTGGGCACCGGAGACCGCGGTGACTTTGTAGAAGTGCCCGTTCTGCCTCTTCTCGGAGGGCACGACGAGCTCGTTGAGCGCCAGGGCAGGGAGGTCATGCCGCCAGACGAGACAGCCCTTCGTCGCGTTGACGCCCTGCGCGAGCCCGTACGCGCGCTCGGCTTCGATCCACGTGTCGCGAAGGCGGGCGAACTTGTCGGTGCAGACGAGCTCCATCACGTCGTCCGGCCACGCGACCTCGTCGATGTAGCCGTCGAAGATGGTGATGCGCGTCGCGGCGACGGAGCCGATGTCGGGCAGCGTCAGCTCGCATTCGACGAGGATGCGCCGGGCGATGTCGACGTTGGGCTCGCCGGCGATGATGTAGAGCGGGTTCCCGCCGATCGCGAGAGGAGCGAAGCTATAGAGGCCCTGCTGTCGCTGCAGCCGGACGCGCGCGGTGCGGTAGCTGTCGACGCTGTGCTCGATTTCGACTTCGTGCACTGGGTCGGCGAGGCCGTCTGGGCCGTCCCACGGCGCGCCGGCGGCATCCCCGAGGGTGACGAGCGCCGCTCCACCTGACTCGAAGAGCGTCACGAGGACACGAGCGCCGTGGCTCGGGTTGGCGATGATGGCGTCGACCTGAGCGCTCTTCGTGCGCACGTCAGACCTCCTCGAGCACGCCGCTCAGCGCCGTCTCCGCTGTCTGCCAGCTGCCGCCACGAGCGACGGGCGTGACCCGCATCTCGGAGACTTCGCCGATGCACGCGATGGAGTTCCTCGACGCGCCCGGCGAGGCCTTGAACTGGTTGTCGGGGAGGTGGTCGCTCATCACCAGCACGCGCGGGAGCATCGGCAGCCGCGTGTTGAGGCTGGCCCACCCGTCCATGAGGGTGTCGACGAGCGAATCGCCGAGGAACCAGGGCAGCAGGTACATGTTCGACCAGCTCCATGGCCCACCGGCGCCCGGCGCTGTGATTGTGAGGGTGCCGTTCGACGTCGCGAGCGTCTCGGTGCCCGTGTACGCCTGCGCGGCGCCGCTCGAGCCGAGGGAGCCGAGCTTCTCGCGCTTCGTCGCCACCACGGTGTCACCCGCGCGCCAGCTGAAGCCGAAGATGCGGTAGGCGCTGCCGTCGTAGCGCCAGCCGATGAGGGTCGCGCCGACCAGGAGCGAGTTCGCCGGCGACACGCCGGCCTGGTCGAAAAGGCGCCCGGGAACGACGAGGGTCTGCCCGGTCGTGGTGCGCCACACGCCGTTGCCGCTGATGGGGTTGCCGCCGCCGGCGCCGTTGAAGGCGCCCGTGCCGCTGAGCGCGAGCCCCTTCGAGCCGTACGCGTTGGCGACGGTGCTCCAGTACTCCCCTTCGCCAAGAATCAATGCGCGGTACATCTGCGCCTCGTCGAGCGGGCAGAGCGAGAGGTCGAACTCGAAGCGCCACTTCGCGCGCCGGCGCTCGAGCAGGGCGTGTCCGCGCGTGTTCCTCCCCTTCGTGCCGACCGACTCCAGCCCCACCTTCAGCGAGTCGATGGCAACGGGGAACGTGACGCCGTTCACGACGAGCGCACCCATCAGTCGTTTCTCCCGCCGCGGCGCCCACCCCCGATGGGGTTGCCTTGCTGCTGCCCGCGCTCCCGCGCAGCCTCCTTCTTCGCGTCCTCGCCGAGCGCCTCGATCGTGTCGGCATCGCTCGAGATGTTGACGTCGCCGTTGATGACCACTCCGGCCTTGCTGACCCCGGCGCCGTGGCTCAGGCCTTCCGAGCTGATGCCCATGTCGGCGTTGTACCGAGCGAGCGCGAGCCGGTAGCCTGCGGGCACGTTGGTGAGCGACTCGGAGACCTTCTGCGCGCTCTTCGCCGCCTCATCTTGTGCGACGGCATTCTCCCAGGCCGCGCGCGCCGCGTGACCCTCCGCGATGGCGAGCTCGTTCGCCGCCGGCGCCCACATCTTGTCGACGAGGCCCTTCATGCGGTCGGCCTCGGCTCGCGCCTTCTGGTCCCCGAATGCCGCGGCGATTTCGTTGATGGCGATCATGATGCCGAGCAGCACGGTCGCGATGCCTTTGATGACGCCGGTGATGAGGTCGAGCACCGGCGAGAGCGCCTCGAGAATGCCGCCGACGAGGGAGCCGACGACTTCGATGATGGGGGCGAGCCCCTCGAAGATGTTGCCGACGGCGGCCACCACGGGGATCAGCCGCTCGGCGAACTTCGTGACGCCGTCGAACAGCGGCTTCAGCGCGCTGAACAGCGGCGCGAGAATCTCGGTCGCGAGCGCGGTGATGGTGCCGACGATTTCGAAGATGGGACCGAGGAGCGGCTCGAGAAACTGCCCGAGTCGAACGAGACCGTACTCGAACACCTTGAGCAGCTCCTGGAACGACGCCATGCGCTGGAAGACCTCCATCACCGCTGCCAGAAGCGCAGCCCAGGGCCCACCCTGCGAGGCGGCCGATGCGATGTTGCTGATGGTCTGCCCGAGTGCGCCGGTGGTCGAGGCGAGGGTCGACGCGATGGTGCGCCCGGTCGCCTTCAGGCGCTCGCGCACCGCCTTGGCCCCGTCGTCGATGACGCGCTGGGCGTTCGCGAACGCGCCGCTGCCACCCATGCCACTCTTCGCCGCCGTCGACAGCCCTCCGAGACCTCGCCCGAGCCCGACGTCGCCAGCGGGCGTCGCGCGGAAGCTCGCCCGCACGAGCTGCCCCTCGGCGGCCGAGAAGGCCTGGGCGAGCTTCTTCACCGCGTCGCTCGCCACGCCCGCCGACACCGCCATTCGGTGGAACTCGACTGCGCCCTCGAAGGTCGCGGTTCCACCGGCGCTCGTCTTCGCGCCGCCGCCGCCCATCCCACGGCCGAGCGGAATCGGCGTTCCGGCCGAACCGCCGAAGCCGAGCTCCTTCTTGATGGCCGCCCACTCCTCTTTGATGCCGTCGACGATTTGCACGCCGATCGACTTGCCGAACGAGAAGGCATCGCTGAAGAAGCTCCCGCTCTTCAGGTCCTTGAAGAGGCCGGCGAAGCCCTCGCGCAGCCCCGCCACGCCGAGCTTCTTGCCGGTGATGCGCTCGATGACTTCTCCGACTGAGAGGAGTCCATCAACGAAGTGCGCAGCACCATCGACGAGGAAGTCCCAGACCTTCCCCATGAAGCCCGCGAACTGGCCGAAGGCGCCTCGAAACCACTCGAGCACGTCGCGGGTGACGTCCTGAATGCCGCCCCAGTTCTTGCGCCAGGCGCGATGCAGCAGCAGCACCGCGGCAGCGACAACTGCGAGCGCGGCCGCCACGGTGAGCAGAGGCCCAGCTGAAGCGACGACCGCGCGCACGATGCCGATGACGCCGCCGGCGAGCCCGGAGAGCACGCTGAACGCCTTGGCGGCCGCGGCGACCTGTACAGCGACGACGGCGAAGGTGCTGATCATCTCTTTCGTGTGCGGCGAGAGCCCGGCCACCACCGACGCCGCCTGGCGGAACATCTCGGTGAGCGAGCGAACCGCTGGCAGGAGCATGTCGGCGACCTGCACGGCGAGGAGCTGCGTCGACTGCTTGAGCCCGTCGACCGCCTTCTTCGTCGGCCCGTCGACTGCCGCGGCGAGGTGAATCGCGCCGGCACCCACGGCGGTGAGGGCTGCGCCAGCGCTCGCAATCTCCGATGAGATGCGCTTCACGCCCTTCGCGAAACCGTCGAGGTCCTTCAATGCGCGGCTCAGCGACTTCTGCCACGCCGCGGTGGAGGCGGTGAGGCTTGCATGGAGGCTGCCGACGTTGAGGCTCATCGAGTTGTCCCTCTTCGCTGTGCGCCGCGCGCCTTCTTCATCGCCTTCGCTTCGGCGTCGGCCCTGATGCGCCAGAACGACCGGTACTCGAGCAGGTCCTCAACGGAGAGGACGTCCTCGAGCTCATGGACGGGACGGCCGACGCGCTCCGACACCTCGAAGAGGGTCACGCGCAGGCCGTCCCGCATCAGTTTTTTTCGACGACGCGCTCCTCCGGCGTTTCGGCGATGAGCTTCATGACGATGGGCGCGACCTGGTTGATGACCAGGACGCCCGAGGCCGAGTCGACCAGCATCTTGCGGTCGCCTTCCTCGAAGAGCTGTTGCCCGTCGACGAAGGTGCACGCCAGCGTGGCCTCGAGGGCTGCCTGCAGGGCGACCTGCGTCTCGGACGCGTCCTTCGAGCTCGAGCCGAGGATGCGCTGGCGCTGACCGTACGTCGGGGCGCGCACCTCGACCTCGAGCTCGTCGACGGTGCCATCGTCGTTCCGCAGCACCAGCTTCACGACCTCGAAGCGCCCCCTCCGTCCCTTGCCGAGCGTCAGGCTGCGCGCGTCCTTGCGGTTCATCACGGCTCCCATTTCCAGCCAGCTCCGACGGCGCGCGACGCGCCGGTGAAGTTGACCGTGTTGTTGATGAGGTCGGCGACGTTGCCGCCCTCCTCGGTGGACTCGAGCAGCACCCAGCCGCGGAACCGCTTCGCCGCCGGCGCAGGCTGGTACTCGAGAAGGAAGGGCGTGCCGTTGTCCCAGTAGTCCTGCAGCTTCTGGGTGCCCGCGCCCGGGTCGTTGTCGACGCTGAGCAGCTCGAAGGTCTCGAGGCTGCCAGAGAGGTCGCCGAGTCCGAGCTTCTTCGAGCGCTGGCCCGTGGAGTTGTTGAGCGTCGTGTCGTCGAGCACGTCGCGGCTCTGGTTGACGGTGACGTTGTGCACGCCGAGCAGGTCGACCACGGGGAGGTAGCTGCCCGAGACGCGCACGAGAGCGGCCGCGCCCTGGTCAGCGAGGAAGGTGATGATGCCGAAGAGGTAGTCGACGGTGTAGGTGCCAGCCGCCGCGGTGACGTAGCCGCCGCCGCCGGCGCCGTCGGCGTCGACCTCGACGGTGGGCGGCACCGCGGGGTCGAGCAGTCGACGCGCGTCGGTGTTCAGCTGGTAGACCGTGTTCGCGGCGAGCTTCGTCGTCGGCTCGTTCGTGAAGGCCGTCGACGTGCCCCGCCCGCGGACCACGCCTTGGTGAGCAGCGCTCGACACGTCAGCTCCTTACGGGCGAACGATGGCCGCGCCAGACTGGGTGAGGGAGAACGACCGCGAGACCAGGCCGTCGACTTGACCGCCCGTCTCGACCGACTCGACGAGGCACGGGTAGGTGAAGCCGTTGGTGCCGTCGGGCAGGTCGGTGACGTAGACGACGGCGCCGGAGTCGTGCGACGAGAGCAGGAGCGCCTGCGCCGCGTCGCCGTGCTCCCAGTCGCCGGAGATCGAGCCGGTGCCGTCCTTCAGGCCGAGCAGCTTCGTGCGCTGGTCACCATCCTTGGTGTCGGTGGTGTCGAGCACGTCGCGGCTGCGCGTGAAGGTGAACTCCTTCCCGCCGTCGATTTCGTCGCTGCCCGAGGGGGCGGCGTTCGTGCTCTTCACGTACAGCTTCCGGAGGTGTGCAGCAGTGGACATGGGCGCTCCTCGAGGTCAGCGAACGGAGCCACGCTGCCGCGAGGCATGCACACGCAGCGACCGCTACGCGTCGAGTTGGGCGCGGTATGGGCACTCGAAGTTCATCGCCCATCGGTGCAGTTGGTCGCCGGTCTCGCCGAGGTACACCGGGGCCGAGTCGCGCGCGTAGAGACTCAGGTACCCAGTCAGCACGTACTGGTGCAGCCAAGCGAAGACCGCGCGCGCGACCTTCTCACCCGTTTCGAGTTCCTCGGCGCCGATGCGCACGAGCACCTGCACCGTCGGCCGGCAGAGCGCGGTGCGCCGGCCCTGCAGGTAGGGCATCGGCCCGGGCCCGCCGGTGTTGAGGAAGAAGAGCGCGAGCGCGGGCGTGCGCGGGAAGCTGCGCTCGGGTCCGACGAACAGGTTCACCGCTTCGGTGAGCGTGGTCGCGTCGGCGACCTTCCCGTTGAGGAAGCTCACGATGTCGCTGGCCGGGTTCTTCACGGGCCCGGGCGACGGAGCAGCCCACGGCTGCCGCTCGAGCGAGCCGGTGAAGAACTCGTGGAACGCGTTCGCCGGCGAGTCGAAGCGGAACGCGACGTCGACGCTGAGGTCGGCCGTGGAGGGTGTCACGGCGAAGAGGTAGCCGAGGGCGCCGACGCTCACCACCGCGGGGGGCGTGCGCGGCGCGCCCGCGAAGTCGCGCCAGACGCCGACCGTCGGGGCTGCCCCGGTCCACAGCGCGCCGGCGGCGTCCTCGAGGTGCCAACACACGAAGGGCGCCGCCGGCGTGTGGATCGCGCCCGAGACACGCCGCTTGTCCGCCGCTGCCGTGCAGTCGATGAGGAAGCACGTGCCGACAGCTTCGTCGTCGTCGCTCGGTGCGAAGCCGTACTCACCGCCGCCGATATCAACGATGGCGGGCGGGGTGCGCGCGGCACCGGAGCGGTCGACGTACTTCACGAAGCTGCACACGACGCCCGTGAGCGGCGCGCCGGCGCCATCGAACAGCGCGAATGAGAGCTTGTCGGCCATCGCTCAGCTCGCCGGGTCAACCGGGTCGAGGATCGGGTCGGGGATCTCGGCGACGAAGGCGTTGAACTGCGCCTGTCGCGAGGCGGCGAAGTCCGCCGGTGCCGCGCCGTCCTGGGCGTCGCGCTTGCGCAGCCACTCGTTCCCAGCATCGACGATGGCGGCGACGTACCGGCGCAGCTGCGCGCGGTTCGGCGTGGTCGCCGTCTTGAAGGCTGCGATGCTCGCTGCGACGTCGTCTCGAGCGGTCCTGATGATTCCCATGATGTGCCTCAGAGGAGATTTGAGACTTGCCAGCTGAACGACGTGTTGCCGCTCGCGGCGGCCGAGAGGGTGACGGTGAAGCTCCCGCTCCCCACCACCACCCACCAGCGAGCGGCCCCGTGGTCACCGTGAAACGTCACGCTCACCCGGGAGCCGGTGCTCACCAGGGAGTTGTCGATTTGGCAGGTCGTCTGCCCGCTCGCGATGGCGCTCTTCCCGGTCGGGCGGTTGATGGCGTTGCCGCCCGTGCGACTCCCTGGCGTGCCGGTCGAGTCGGTTCCGAGTTGATCGACACGGCCCGCGTTGGTGCTGCCCCACAACTTGATGACGGCCGCGCTGCCGGTCGGGTTCACCTCGAAGCCGTAAGCCGTCTCCGTGTAGCCATCGGCGAATCGCAGCGCCATGTAGCGCACGGTGTTGTTGCCGAAGCGAAGTACCCCGGTCGCCGGCGTCGCCTCGATCTGCCACGAGTTCCCGCCACCGGCGTCCCACTTGAGCGCGCTCGCCCCCGCGCCCCAGAACGTCAGCCCGCCCTTCGTGAAGAAGGCGCGCTCGACCTCGGTCCCGCCGATGCCGGTGAAGATCGAGAACAGATGCGCGCTCGAGTGCGTCGAACCGTCGCTCTGCGAGGTGCCCGCCCTCACGACGACGTCGCTCGCGCCGGTGCCGTTCGTGTTGAAGAGCATCGCGACCTGAATGCCCGCGCTCGCGATGATCAACGCGGCGAACGTCTTCACGCCGGCGAAGGTCTGCGCGGCGATCGACACGAGGCCGCTCACGAGAGCCGTCGCGAGGCGAGAGAACGGCGATGGTACGAGCGCGCTCACTTGGCCCCTCCCAGCGCGGCTCGCAGCCGGTTCGCGAGACGCTCGATGAAGCCGACCTCGAACGCGTTGAACACCTGCTCGAACCACTTGAAGCCGCCGGTGCCCTCGACGTGCTTCCCGCCGTGTACGCCCTCGTGCACCGCGGCCGCCTTCTCGTCGGTGAAGGCCGCGACCGCCTCGACGCCGGTCTTGCTCATCTCCCAGCTGGCGCTCGCGCTCGAGGCGAGCTCGCCGCTCGCGCGCGGCGCGGCCGCTGCCGCCTGGGCCACGAGCTTCTGCGTCTCGGGGGGCACGAAGTTCCGCACCTCGTCGACGAACAGGCGCTTCTTCTTCAGCAGCTCGCGCTTGAGCTGCTCGAGCCCCTTCACCTCGAGCGCCATGGCGACTCGCGGTGCCATCAGAGCGTCACCTCGTAGAGGGTGCGCGCGCCCACCTTGTCGCTCACGGAGCTCACGGCGATCGGGTGCTTCGCCTGCGTCGCATCGGCCTGGTTCGCCCCCGGGAGCCAGATGCGGTCGGTGATGGAGAGCGCGGTGAGGCACCACACCTTGTGCGACGACGGCACGTCTTCGCCGAGCGCGTTGCGCACCATGCGGTCGAGTCGCTCGACGCGCACCTTCACCGCGACGGGCGCCTCATAGCTGGGCTTCCCGTAGCGGTCGGTGCTCGTCACCGCGGCCTTGTAGGCCGTCTGATTCATCCAACTCGAGAGGCTCATCCCTCGTGCCTCACGTACGGTGCGAGCAGCTGCTGAACGCTCGGACTGAGGAGCCCGACGCGCGCGCGGTCGGCGTAGGTCACCGAGTAGGCGCCGAGCGATTCGGCCGCCACGTTCTCCGCCTGGCCACCGCCGCGGTAGATGTTCGTCACGAGTTGCAGGCACGCCTGCTCGATGTCGTACGGGAGCGTTCGAGTGCCGCCCTGCGCCGGCGTCTGCCAGCCGCCCGCGTAGGTGACGGTGATCAACGGCGTCTCGCTGCCAGGCGTCGGCTCGTTCGCCGGTGGGAGACCACCACGCGCGAAGCCCGTGTAGGGCCACCCGGCGCGGCGGTAGAGGAACCCGGCGTCGGCGTCCTCAACGGTGAAGTCGCCGGCGGCGAACGTGAGGACGCTCCCATCAGGCAGCACGGCCTGCAGCGCGTTCACGATGGGCGTGACGTTGAGGACGATGCGGGCGCGACCGAAGCCCGCGACCTTCTCGACGATGCTCGCGTTGCGGTGCAGTTGGCCGCGGCGCAGGTGCCCGCGGATCGCGTCGGACGCAGCGCCGATTGCGCGCGGGAGGCGCGGGTCTGCCGCGTCGACGCCGAGCTCGAGCGCCGCGGTCGCGGCCAGCGTGAGGTCGGAATCAGCCAAGCAGGGCCTCCCGGCGGGTTACGCCGCCGACTTCTGCGTCTCCGGCAACTTCACCGCCTTGCCCGTCTTCGGGTCGAAGCGGTGGGTGAGGTCGTCGAAGCGCGCGACCTCCTCGCCGCCCTGGTGCTTCTTGATGTGCTCGGCCGTCCGCGGCGTGAAGGCGCAGGTCTCGCCGGCGACGTTGGGCTGGAAGTGCTTCGTCAACTTCATCATCACGAGTTCGGCCATGCGCTCTCCAAGTGCTGCGGTGAATTGCAGGGGCTGGACTCGAACCAGCGTGGCTGGGTTATGAGCCCAGCGAGGTAGCCGCTCCTCAACCCTGCGACACTGCGCCCGCCGGGCCCTGGACTCCCGGCTACCCGGCGGGTCCTGCCTTGGAGATCAGTCGTCGGCCTGCGCCGGCAACACGTCGGCGCCCGAGAGCTGCAGGGTGCAGACGTTCGCGAGCGTCGGCGACGAACCGCCGGTGAACGCCGTCACCGTCACGACACGGACGAACGCCTTGGCGCCGCGCAGGTCGATGGTCTTCCGCTTGCGCGTGTTGACCGCGGTGATTTGCGCCACCGCGCCGGCCGCGGCGACGCCCCCGGGCTGGTAGTCGACGTAGCCCGAGCCGACGACGTCGCTGTGCTGCAGCTTGCAGTCGAGCGTCTGCGTCGTCGGCGCCCCGGTGGCCGCGCCGGTCTGCGCCTCGAGGATGGCGAAGTTGAAGCCGCGGCGGTCGACGCCCGTGCCGTTCACCGTGCCGGCCGCGGACGCCGCGGGCACCGTGCCGAGTTGGTTCTTCACCTCCGGGCCGGGCCCGGACTGATTGAGGATGCTCATAGTCTGCGTGCTCCTTGTGCTGCGAGTTCGGTTACTGCCAGGCGACCTGGTCGATGCGGGCGAACGTGTTGTCGTGCCGCGCGATGATGTCGTGGCCCTCGAGCATGCGGACCGGCGTCGAGTCGTTGCTGATGCCCGACACCACCGCGGAGCCGTCGTGGTACGCGCCGTTCGGGAAGGCCTCGACCTGCATCGGCGTCGCGCGATCGAAGCCGACGATGAGGTCGTTCCACGCGCCGAAGTACAGCTCGGAGTCGGTGCCGCCGCCGAGGTTGTTCGGGATCTGCGTCGTGGTCTTCAGCGGGAAGCCGAGCAGCATGCCCATGGCCAGCTGCATCGCGAACACGAAGTTCGAGTTCGCGTCGAGCGTCGCGAAAAGGCCCCACTTCGTGCGCGGCGAGACCGCCCACCCGCCCGAGTCGAGCGGCACGTTCGACTCGTCGACCAGGCGGATCGCCTTGGTGAGGTCCGCCACCTTCTGCGCGGTGGTGGTGCCCGTCGAGTTGAAGACGTTGCCAGCGGCGATGAACTTGGTGATGCCCTTCGGCTGGAAGGTGTCCCCGGTGCCGCGGAGCGCGCTGAGGTCGCGGCGCAGGGCCATCGCCTGCAGCAGGTCGTCGCGGATGATGGTGTCGGCGCTCACCGACGGGTTGCGGAGCAACTCGTTCGTCACCGCCACGAGCGACGACGCCTTGCGACCCGTCATGCGCAGCTCCCCGAAGCCAGGCTGCGAGGGGACGATGTTCCCCAGCTCGCCCACGTACGACACGGTCGCGCCGCTGTTCATCTTCCCGAGGTTGATGCTCGAGGTGAACTCGAGCGTGCGGGCGCCGAGCGCGAGCACGACGGTGCGCGCGTAGAGCAGCTCGACGAGCTCGGCGGCGAGCTCGGGCGGAACCAGCGCGCCACCGCCCGTCATCACGTTGCTCTGCAGGGCGCGCTCCTCGAGCAGCGCAGCGAGCTCGCCGTAGGCGCGCTTGTCCTCAGCGGTGACGTCTTCGCGAATCGCGATGGTCTTCGCGACGTCCGAGACCTTGCGCTTGCTCTCCGCGGCCAGCGCCGCGCAGCGGAAGAAGCGCGCAGCACGCAGCCCCTTGCCCTTGAACGGGTCCGACACCACGACGCCTTCCTGCACCGTCGCCCGGGGGACGGCGTTCACGTCGCGCACCAGGCGGACGAGGGCCTCGATGCCGCCGTCCTTCAGGGCGCGCTCGCCATCTTCCTGCGCGCGCTGCATGTTGGCCGCGGCGCGGTCGGCGTCCACCTTGTTGACGGTGTCGCGGATGATCTTCTCGAGGTCTGCGGCGGTGAGGTTGGCGAGGGTGGTCATGACTTTCAGCTCCTGGAGGTCTTCCCCAAACGTCGAAGTTCAGCGGCGTGCTGCTCAGCTCGGGTCTCGCGCACCACGCGCTCGACGACTTTCGTGACCTCTTCCGTGCTCATCGCCGGCGCCTTGGCGCGGCGACGGGCGTCGAGGCGTTCGGTGATCAGGGAGCGCATCTGCGCTCGACCCTCGGGCAGGGCGTTCTCGTTCGACGGCAAGGTCACGACCGAGACCTCGAGCAGGCTCTGGCGCGTGTAGTTGATGGGGACCTCCCACCACTCCTCGTTGCCCGTCATCCGCTCTTCGTCGATCTCCCACTCGATCGGCTGGAAGCCGACCGACGCGCCCATGACGCCCTCATCCAGAATGCGAAGCGTGCGCTCGGAGAGCGGGTTCACCGCCTCGTCGAAGAACGTCGCCTCGAGGATGAGCTTCTTGTCCTCGATGACCGCGCGACCCTTGCCGATTGGGTGTGCCCAGGAGGCGTGGCCGAAGAGCACCACGGGGTTCTTCTCGAAGCGGTCGAGCTGCCAACCGTCGACGCGAACGATGCTGTTGTAGCTGTCGGGCGTCTCGTCGCTCGCGACGAACCGGCGCATGCGTGAAGCGGTCTCGCTCGCTTCGAGCTTGAGCATCTTCAGTTGGCGACGCACCAGCGCGGTCATGGTGCGCAACGTGCCGCGAGGCATGCACACGCAGGAAGCGACTCGCGTCAGCCGAGCTGGCGCGCCCACGGCGGGTCACCCGGAGGAACCGCGCGCCCTTCGTCCTTCGCGTCCTCGTCGGGCTCGTCCTCGTCGTCCTCGGGCTCTTCGACAGGCTCGTCCTTCGGCTTCTCGTCGTTCGGCGCCTGACCTGGCATCGCGGCCGGGAACTGCCCATCGAACTGCGGGAGCGGCTCGCGACCGCCCTCGTAGCGCCACTCGTTCATCGAGAACGCGGTGGGCATCGCCTTCATGACGTTGAGCCGTCGCTCGGGGTCGTCGGGAATGTCGAGTTCGGCCTCGAGGCAGAGCGTGTCGTCGTAGAACGGCACGAGCTTCGCCTGCAGCTCCGAGCGGAGGAACTGCGCGCGAGGGTACTCGACGCCGACGACCATGATGTAGCCCGCGGCGTCGATGGTCGAGCGGTTGCTGTTCTCGATGATGCCGACGATTTCAGGCGGCACGCCGAAGACCTGCGCCACCGTGTCGCGCTGGTTCTTGCGGAGGGGGCCGATCTCCTGCTCCTTGAAGCTCGAGTCGAGCTTCTGAGCGTTCATCTTGCCGCCGGCGAAGTGCACGCGATTCGTGTTGCTCACGCCGCCGTGCGACTGCGCCCACTTCTCCTCGGCGCGCTTGATCGCCGCATGGTCAGCGCCCTCGAAGCTGACGATGGCGCTCGGCATGCCGTTGTTGAAGAACCAGTTCTTCACGTACTTCGCCGCGTACTCGTCGGTCTCGAGCTCGTCGGAGAGTGCCTCCGCGACCCCGGTGCCTCGCCCGTACGGGTTCTCCGGGTCAGGGTCGCGGAGCCAGACCATGTTCTTCGGCGGGACGTCGAAGTTCACCGACTGGAAGCTGATGCGGAAGTTCGGCGAGGCCTGCGAAGGGATCTGCGTCACCCAGTGCGGTGGCAGCGCCACGAACCCGCCCGGCGCCCCACCCTTGAAGGCGAGCAGCCAGAACGCCTCGCCCTTGAGGTCGATCCACGTCTGCGTCATCTGCATCGTGCTCCGACCGGTGAGCTGCTGGTTCGGGTTCGCGAGCAGCTCGAGCAGTGGGTGGTCGACCACTTCGCGCAGCAGCCCCATCTCTGCGAGCTCGCGCCGCCGTGCCGCGCGTTGCCTCACCGAGCCCGCGCTCAGCTGCACATCGCGCACGGCGAAGTCCTGTCCCCAGCGAAACGCCGGCACGCCGAACACGTCCTCAATGCGCCCACTCGGGTCGACGGACTTCGGCACCGAGCGCCAGCGCGTGCTCGCCCGCGCCGGTGATGGCTCATCGGTGCGCACGTAGATGCGCCACTCGACGTTCGCGATCCCTCGCGCGATGCGCCCGGCCACTGCTCGAAGCCAGGGCTGTTCGCGGTAGGCGATCATCAGCTCGCGCGTGCCGCGCCGCGGTGCTCCGAAGAAGGGCGTGGCAGCCATCGCGACGTCGCCACCCTGCGACGGGGCAGCACGCTGCTGAAGACCGAGGAGCTTGCGCCACCAGGACATGGTCGCGGCGTACCGCGAGGCATGCACACGCAGCGTTCAGACCAGGCCGACGAACTGCTTGTCGACGATGAGGTCGTGGAACCCCCAGTTCATCGCGTCGGTGCGGTCATCACGCCGACCGCTCGCGCCGGTGAAGGTCGTCATCTGCTTCTCGAGCTTCGGGTGCTTCCCGACGAGGTGAATCTTGCCTTGCTCGACGAGCGCCGCGATGGGCTCGGCGCGCTTCGCCTTGCCCCGCATCGCTCGCACGGTCTTCACCGGGAGCGACGCGTCGAGCGTGCGCAACGTGAACTCGACCATCTCGCCACCGACGTTCACCTCCGCGACGACGCGGTTCGCCCTCCACTTGTGGAAGAGGCGCGCAGCCTGCGATGCCCACTTGTCGGGCGAGCCGCGCATCGAGCCGTCCTCGAGCACGTAGCCATGCCCATCGGCGCCCACGCCCTCGACGATGATTCCGGTCTCGTCGACCTTGTTCTCGCTCGTCTGCGCGGGGTCGATCGACACCACGATGGTCTCGAGCTGCAGCCGCTTCGAGATCTCCTCTGCCGTCTCGTCGTCGCGCCGCGCGATGCGGAAGCGCTCGATGAGGACCATGTTGAAGATGGCGCCAGCGACGTCCTCCAGCACCTCGCCGCTGATCTCTTGCCGACCAAGGCGCGTTCCTCCGTAGAGGCGCTGGATCTGGTCGAGGAAGTTGCCGGCGAGGTTGGCTGAGTTCTCGAACGTGTTGCCGCGCGTGACGAACGTCTGCCCGGTCGCGACCTCGGCGAGCAGCCGAAGGATGAGCTCGATGGGCTTCGGGGTGCCGGTGATGATGGCGCGCGGCTTCCTGCCGAGGCGCAGGCCCATCTGCAGCTGCGCCCACGCTTCCTCAGGGTCGAGCCACGACGCCGGCTCGTCGCCCCACACGAGGTCATGCTGCGGGCCACGGAAGCGCTCGGGCTCCTCGGCGCTGAAGAGCGTCGCACGCGCGACCTCGTGACCGCCGCGCTTCCAGGTGATGCGCCGCTTCGACGGCTCGAAGTTCGCCTTGAACCACGGCGGGCAGACCGAGAGCAGCCCGCTCTCGCCCTCGACCATCACGTCGCGAACGTCGGCCGCGGTGGGCGCCACGAGCGCGATGCGGCGCGCGAGCCCCTTCTCGACGAAGGCGCGCACCGTCTCTGCGCCCGTTCTCGTCTTGCCGTAGCCGCGGCCAGCGAGGATGAGCCACGTGTTCCAGTCACCGGGCGGCACGCGCTGCGACGGGCGAGCCCAGAGCCCCTCCCAGTCGTGCAGGTGCGTCAGAACTTCGGCGTCACTGAGGCTGCTGAGAAGCTCCCGCAGCTGCTCCTGGCTCAGCTGCTGAATCGCCTGTCGCAGCGTCGCCTTGTCCTGCAGCGGCCGGCGCGCTGCCGTCCCCTCCAGCAGCGCGTCCTGCGTCGCCGCCAGCGTTGCCGGGTCCACCGCGGGCTGCGCCGAGGAGCTTGTCGAGCTTGTCTGCGAGGAGCTTTCGGGCATCGGCAATCTCCATCGGCGCCGCGTCGCCGTCGCTCACGGTGAGGTGCTCGGTGCGCGCCCACTTCTCGTCGCCCTTGCTGAAGCGACGCTCGAGGAAGCGCTGGGCGACCTGCGGGTCCATCTTCGCGCCGTGGAAGTAGGCCTCGGTGAGCTCACGTTCCGCATCGCCCTCGGCCATCTCGACCTCGAAGAGCAGGCGCGCGCGCGGGTCGCTCGCGTCCTTCTGATCCGCGCCTTCTCGCAGCCAGTTCTTGAACGTGTTCTCGCTCACCCCGACGTGCCGAGCGGCCGCACGCCGCGTGACGCCGAAACGCCGGATGAGGTCGCACGCTTTGTCGATGAGCTCGTCGCTGATGGCGAGCGCCGGCGCGCGCTGCCGAGGCGCGGGATTCTGCGGAGCACCCGACTCTTCCGGGGCTGGGCGTTGCGGAGGCTGCGCGGTCGCGCCCGGGTTGCGCCGAGCTCGGTCTGAGTCGCGCTTGCAGGGGCGGCAGTAGAGGCCGATGCCGTCAGCGGTCGCCGCGTTCCTCGGGAACTCGTCGCGCGGCTTCAGCTTCTTGCAGCGGGAGCACCGCCGCTTGCCGTTCGCTGTGTTGCGCAGCTTCGCCATCGCCTCGAGCACGCTGCCGTGAGGCATGCACACGCCGCCGGTTCGCCTGGCTGCGTTCCCTCAAGACGGCCCGTCGCGCTCAGGAATTCCGTCGGATTTCTGAACTAGCCCGCGCGCATTCGGGCCATTGGAACACAGCCGGGCCGGGGTGGGTCTGGCGGGCGGATCGATCCGGGGGGCTCTTCGCAGTGGACCTCTGCGCTGAACGCTCCTCATCGCGTGCTGCCCACCCTCGTGTTTCAGGACGTGCTCGGCGGTAGCCGCGTCGACCTCGATGGTCTCGCCGATGACGTTGACGCCGAAGTGCTTTGTCAGCTTCACTCGCACGCTCATCTCAGGCGCTCCCTGTAGCCACGGCACACGTAGCAGCGCGCATCAGGCCCGCGAATGGTGCGCTTGCATCTTGCGCACGACCTCCGCTCGACCAAGCCCATGCGTATGCGCCAATGCGAAACGGTGTTGCGGTGAAGTCCGAGGCGCTCGGCGATGACGGCGACGCTCAGCCCTTGACTCGCGAGGTCGACGATGCGCTCGCGCTTCTCCACGCTGATGGCCGTCGACCTGGTGACGACCTCTGGCCTGACCCATGGCTTGCGAGCGGTCATAGACGCCTCCACACGAGCACGGCGCTCGGCCACTGGGCGCTGCCGACAGGCAGGCGGTTGCTGCCCGGCTTCGCGTACGCCTGACGCCCGGGCGGAAAGTGGGACTCGAGCCGATACCCGTGGCGCACCGCTCGCCCATCACGGAAGGGCTCGACGTGCTCCTGCCAGAAGGGTTGCTCTTGCCGGTTGCCGGGCAGGACCATGGCCACGCGAGCCGAGACCGAAGGGCTGGCGTGGTTGAAGATCTCCAACGAGCTCCACGCCTTCCCGACCCACGCGCCGAGGTCGTCGAAGGGCGGGTTGACGAAGATGCGCCAGAACGGCTCCATGACGGTGGGACGCCAGTCGAGCGGCGGGAGCCACGACTGCGCGAGCCCATCGACGCCCGCGCTGCCAGGGTACGGCAGCAGAGAGAACCACCGCGGCGCGTGGTGACTCTCGGCGTCGGCTGCAGCGTCGAGGTCCCACCTGTCGACGCCCGCCTTCGCCTGAATCCACGCCATGAACTTGCGCGTCGTGTAGCGGCGGTTCGGATCCTCCGCGCGCGCCTCACCCGGGAACATGTCGAGCGCGCTCAACGCGACACCTCGTGCTCGAGCGTGAAGTCGGCTCGATCGACGGCGTGCCACAGCTCGTCGAGCATTCGATTCTGGAGCTCGAGGTTGTAGAGGGCGTTGCGGAGCATGTTGCGCGCGACGACCGGCCCGCGCACGCCGTCGACCATCATCGCGGCCATGCGCCGGCGCACCAGCCGCTTCGCGAGCGCGATGAGTTGCTTTGCCTCGCGGCGTTGCGACGCATCGAGGGGGCGGACGAGGCGAATCATCGCGGCACCTCGCAGCTCACGTGCTCGGCGGCGAACAGGTTGCTCAAGCGCACGAACTCGTCGAGCGTCATCGGCAACGCGAAGCCGAACGTGCGCCCGCAGTGCTTGCACTCGAGCCGGCCGGCTTTGGTGTTCACCACCACGTGGTCGTTCGGCGTGCGCGTGTCGTTGGCGATCGCCACGAGCGGGAACATCTCGGGGTTCATTTCGAGACCCTCCGCACGTTCGGCGAAAGCCGAGCCGACAGACCACGCGGCATAGCCAGAAGATCGACCGGGCGATCGCCGAGCGCATCTTGCGAGACCATCACCCGCGCGCCTGCCTCGAACTCGACGAGCTGCTCGTAGACCTCGACGCGCACGAGGTGCTCGTCACCAGGCTCGGCGTCGGGCACGTAGAGCACTCGCTCGCTCGCGTCGTGAATGCCCGTGCTCTTTGCGATGGCGTCGCGCAGCCGCTTGAACGCCGTCGCGAGGTTGTCGTCATCGAGCGCGCGAGGCGCAACGCGCACCATGCGCACGACCAGGGCACCGTGGCGCGCGAGCAGGGCTTTCGTGCCCAACTCGAGCGCGAGTTGCGTGCCGCGATCCCTCAGCCGGCGCTGCATGCCGCGCCGCCCGGCCTGGTTGCGCAACGAGGTGCCCTGGCTGCCGTTGCTCGTGCCCTTGAGCACGAGCGCCGCAGTGGCGACTGCGAGGGGCTCCTGAGCCTTGATCGACATCAACGCGCGTTCTGCTCGACACAGGTGCTCGGTCAGGGCAGTCACGTCGCACCTCGCGTGCGGTACTCGAGCCGCGGCGTCGTGAAGTGCTCGGCGAGGTACGCCACCGAGAACTTGTCGGAGCTCTCCCCGATGAGCTTGTCGCCATCGCGTGACCAGGTGAGCTCGGCGAGCTGCGCGAGCGCGTAGCCGGGCTGCTCGAAGGTCTCGTCGACGTGCGCCGCGACCTCGCGGAAGGCCTCAGCGTCAGGCCTCGCCGGGACCGGCCGCGCTCTCGGCGGGACGTAGCCCTCCCACGCGCGATTCATGCGCGCCTCCAGACCAGCACGACGCTGGGCCACTCGGCGGAACCGCCGCGGGGCTCGAGGTTGCCCGGGTGCCCGTACGACTGTCTTCCTGGCGGGCTGTGAGCCACGAGCGAGTAGCCGAAGCGACCCGCGAACTCATGACCGGCGAGGTAAGGCTCAACGTGCTCTTGCCAGAACGGCTGCTCGGTGCGGTTGCCCGGGAGCACCATCGCAACTCGGTAGAAGACGTCGCAACCCAACGCCCGCGCTGCGCCAACGTCTTCGTACAGCAGGTGCTGCCAGACGCGCTCGAGCCACGGCCCGATGTTGTCGAAGGGCGGGTTGATGAAGACGCGCCACGTGCGGGAGTACTCGTAGGAGTTGGCCGGCATCGGGGTCATGCGCCAGCACGCTGCGCGGCGCTCGTCGATGCGTGCGGCCCATTCGGGCGTTGGGTGCCAGGAGGCCTCGAGCCCGTCGACCGCAGCAGCATTCGGGGCCACGTCACCAGGTGCGGCAAACCATCGCGGGGCGTGGTGGCTCTCCTCGTCAGCTGCAGGATCAAGGTCCCATGCGTCCACGTCGGCGCTGCGCTTGATGAAGCTCATGAAGCTGCGCGTGGTGTAGCGCCGGTTCTCGTCGACCTTCGGCTTGTGCACCTCGGGGAACATGTCGAGCGCGCTCATTTCGGGACCTCGTGGTGGCCGAGCGACACCTCGCCGCGGTCGACAGCTGCCCAAAGGTCGTCGAGCAGTCTCCGCTTGAGCTCGAGGTTGTGCAGCGCCTCGCGAAGCATGTTGCGCGCGACCATTGGGGAGTGCACGCCGTCGATCAGCATCGACGCGACTCTCCGACGCGCGAGGCGGTGCGCGAGGGCGATGATCTGCTTCGCCTCTCGGCGCTGAGACTCGTCGAGTGGGCGGATCTCGCGAATCATGGCCGGAACCTCCTCACGTTCTCCGAGAGCGACGCGAAGCCAGGACGGGCGGGCACCGTGGCCACACGCGCCGCCGCGGCCGCCTCAAGCTGCCCGAGCTGCTCGTAGACCTCCACGCGAACGAGGTGCTCGTCGCCGCGCTCAGCGTCTGGCACGTAGAGCACGAGCGGGCTGGCGTCGTGGACGCCGGTGCTCTTTGCGATGGCGTCCCGCATGCGCTTGAACGCGGTGGCGAGGTTGTCGTCGTCGAGCGAGCGCGGCGCGACGCGCACCATGCGCACCACGAGCGCGCCGTGCCGGGCGAGCAGGGTGCGCGTTTGCAGCTCGAGGGCCAGTTGCTGGCCGCGCGCCTTGAGCCGCCGCTGCTGCCCGCGGCGCGCTTGCCGCCCGCCACGCGTGATGCCCTGGCTGCCGTTGCTCGTGCCCTTGAGCACGAGCGCGGCAGTGGCGACTGCGAGGGGCTCCTGCACCTTGATCGACATCAACGCGCGTTCGGCTCGACACAGGTGCTCGGTCAGCGCAGTCACGTTGCACCTCGCGTGCGGTACTCGAGGCGCGGCGCCGCGAAGCGTTCGCTGAGGAACGCGATCGAGAACTGGTCGTCGCTCTCGCCGATGAGCTTCTCGCCGTGCCGCGACCAGGTGAGCTCCGCGAGCTGCGAGAGGGCGTAGCCGGGCTGCTCGAAGTGCTCGTTCACGAGCGATGCGACCTCGCGGAAGGCCTCCGCGTCGACCCGTTCCGGCGCTGCTCGAGCCCGCGGCGGGACGAAGCCCTCCCACTGCGCGAGCCACCCGGGCCACGGCGCACCCTTCGGTCGCCAGTGCTGATCAGCGAGGAAGCGCTCGTAGCCAGCCATCAGCCGCGCAAGGTCGCCGCTCACGGCGCGAGCCGCTTCGCTGAACCACGCATCGACGTCGCCTGCGACCGAAGCACGCTCGCGCACCACGTCGAGCACTTCGGCGCGGCGTCCCTGAGCCCACGCGAAGAACGCCTCGCCGTTGCGCAGGTCGCCTTCGACGATGAGCATGCGCGGCGAGCCGTTTTCGGGTGGAGGTGTGGGGGGGCGCGCCAGCGCCTCCTCCTCCAGAAGCTGACCGCTGACCGCTGACCGCTGACCGCTAGGCTTCGGTTCCGCTTCCGTGGCGCTTCCGTCGCGCTTCGGATTCCGCTTCGGTTCCACTTCGGATGCCGCTTGAGCACCCGCTTGAGCGGCAGCCGAACGCGCATCCGAACGAACTTCGGAGCCTTTCCCACCGACGGGCTGAGCCGAACCGTCCTTCCTGCGCCGCGTTGCGACCGAGGCCTTGCCCCCCTTGGATGCGGCGGCGCGGGCCTGCAGGCGGCGGCGGATCGGCTCGAAGTAGCGGCTCATGCCTCGCACCCGGAACGTGCGGTCCGCGCGCGCCTCCACGAGCCCCAGGCTCGCCAGGGTGTTCGGGTCGACGTGCTTGCCGGACGCGAGGTGAAATCGCAGCTGCAGGTCGGCTGCGGTGAGGGCCACCTCGGGCTCGCCGTCGGCGCCGGCAGCTTCGACGATGGCCTCGAGCTCGCGCGGGTCGCCGCAGAGTTCCCAGAACTCGACGAGAGAGCCGATGGCGTGCTGCGGGGTGACGCCGAGCAGGTTGGCGAGGAGCGTGGCCTTCGGCTTCACCGCGCGGTCCACCTGCACGTAGGGCAAGGGGTCTGACGACGACTGCTTCCTCGATTGCTTGCTCATGGTCCCCTCGTCTCGATGCGCTCCGCCCACGCCGCCGCGTGCGCTGCGAGCTCAATGACTGCGCTCTTCATGTCCTGGTGATTGCCCATGCAACTCGCGCGGACGGCCTTCGAGAGCAGGAGCACGTGGTGGTCGAGGTGCGAGCGCGCGCCCTGGTCGACGAGGCGCTGCGTCGGCAGCGGCAACAGAGCGCGGCCGCACACGCTCTTGACCATCGCCCAGCCGCGCCTGTCGTAGGCCTTCGCGGGCACGTCGGGCTGCTCACGAAGGCGACGGAAGTAGGCGAGCTTCGATGCGAGTTCTTCTCGGATGCTCATGCGCGCTCCTCGCGGCCAACAAGGTGGAGGCTGCGACGCAACTCGCGCAGGGTGTCTTCGAGCTCGACCACCATCGCCTCGAGCTTCGCGATGCGGCGCAGGTTCTCCTCGGCCGAGCCGAGCGCGGCGCACTTGGTCCGCGCCGCGCGCACGCCGGCGAGGGCGAGGCGCAGTTGGTGGATGTGAACGAGCAGCACGTCCGAGCGGCTCACGTGTCACCGCCGTTCAGCTTCAACGCGCGCACGGCGAGGCGCGTGCGTTCGTACGCTCGACGTGACTCGGTGCGCTCGAGTTGCAACGCGTTGACGGCGAGGTCGCGCTGGCTCGTCAAGACGGCGTGCTCGCGCCGGAGGCGCACAAGCTCTGCACGAAGTTGGGCGACCTCGATCTCCAGCGGGCTCAGGCCTTGGTCGCCGCCAGCGCGCGAGAGCGCCTCGCGCCGGCAGTTCTCGCACGCGCCATCGCAGTTGCAGGCGCTCATGCGGCACCACCGAAGAGGTCAGCCTGGTCGTGCGCACGCTCGCAGTGCGGCGAGAACCAGATGCGCTCCTTCGCGCTGTTCTCCGTGTTGCCGGCAGCAGCTGCGTAGCCGCCGGCGGCCTTCCACGCGACGCACTGCCAGTCCTTCGGCATCTCGTGCTCGCCCTCGTAGCCACAGAGCGCGATGCGCAGCTTCTTGTTCTTCCCGTGCTTCAGTGCCCACTCGCGCACCGCGTGAGCGACGTCGGGGCTCTCGGTGCCGTACAGCGACGGGTCGCGGAAGTCGGCGAGGTAAGGCGGGTCGAGGAACACGCCGGTGACGCCGATGAGCTCGGTGCTCGAGCGGCCGAGCACCCGCGTCCAGTCGCCGCAGCAGACGCGCACGCGACGAAGGCGCTCGGCGAGAGCGAGCATCCACTCGTAGACCGAGGTGCGCTGAACGCCTCGCTCGCCCTTTCCGAGGGAAGGTCGCTTGTTCCACGTCGCCGACGCGCCGCGGGTGTCGCGCTTGTGCACGCCGTTTGAGTTGTGAAGCTGAGGTCGTCGGTTCTCGCTCGCCGTTCTGTCACCGCGGCGCTTCGAGTGAACACCGTTCGGCGCGTAGAGCTTCGGCCGCCGCGGCTGCTCCGCGGTCTTGTCTCCCGCCGGGCGATGCGCGGCGGGGTTCCAGTTCGACTCGGCGCACCAGCCGCCGCCGATCCACTGGCAGATGCCCCACACCCACCAGCCGGCGACTCGAGCGTCGAAGTACTCCGGGTCGCCGCGCATGCGTTCGCGGAACTCGGCCTGGGCGACGAGCCAGCGGTGACGCGCATGGAGGTCGATCTCGTTGACCGGCCAGTCGGCCCACTTCGCGACTTCTTCGGGCGAGTACTTCACCGCGCGCCAGAAGTTCGCGAGGTAGCAGTCGAGGTCGTTGACGGTCTCGATGCGCGGCGTGTGCGGCCGCCCGAGCAGCACGGCGAGCGAGCCAGCGAAGGGCTCGACGTAGTTCGCCACGTCGCCGAACGCATTCCACACCAGGTGCGAGACGCGCGACTTGCCGCCGAACCACGGGAACGGAGCTTTGAGAGGCGCGTTCATGGTGCCTCCCATCGGAGCTTCTTCTGCAGCGGGTGCTTGTCGACGCGCGGACGCGTGCGAGTGGTCCACGAGCCGCCGCCAGCCTTACCGACGAGCCTCCACCCTGCCGCGCGGAGCGAGACACCGCGCTCTTCGGCGAGCGTGTACGTGACGAGCTTGCGCCAACCCAGCGCACGCGCTCCGCGCCAGCACGCGCCGTAGAGCATCGAGCACGCGTTCTTGTGGCCGGCGAGCACTGCGACGCGAGTGACTTCGGCCGTCCACCCGTCCTGCAGCGCGCGAGCTACGGGGCGCCCGACGATCGCGACCCCGACAATCGGGCCGTCGACCGCGTTAGCAGCGACGGAGACTGCGAAAAGCCCGCCCTGCGGCGCGCGGTGGTGGCGGTGATGCTGCGCGACGAACGCCTGCGCGTCGGTCAGCGTGCAGGGAACGAGGTAGAGGCTCACGCGGCACCTCGCGTCTCGCAGAGGCCCCACCGCATGCAGCCAGTGTCAGAGGCAGCGAAGATCTCGAGTTCGAACTGCTTCCCGCCACGGCTCGTTCGAGCCCACCGAACGGCGTCGTCGATGGGCATCATGGGGAAGATCCCGTCGGCGTTCTTGACGTTCATCTGGAACCAGGCCGGCGCGACGAAAGGACGCATCAGCCGGTCTCGTTTGGCCACCCAGCGCTCGTGCTTCACGGTCCCTGCCGCGGGCTCCGGGTCAGGCGA